GGCGGCTCTGCAACTGGTGCAGCCTCGCTAGGCGTTGAATCAGCTAAACCCATTCTCTTAGCGTTAAATTCAGCTAAATTTTCACTTGTCACCACAGTAGTGGAGACCTTTGGTTGTGCAATTTGCACTTCCTGAACTTCTGACATTGAGTTTCCTCAAAGAATTTTCCCAGTGAGCCTCACTGGTAAGGTTTGAGTAATTATTTACCCTAATTCATTATCTGTCAATTATTGTTGCATAAATGGATTCTGATCTTGATCAATATCCATTGCCGCAGCGACCGAATATTGCTGTTGTTCAGCGTTCAAGCGGTCAATCTCAGCCAATAATTGATCGGGTGGCATCCTTGCAATAAGCATCTTGACCAACGCATCAATCTCAGATTTATTCTGATCAGTAATCGCTCTGACATTGGTTTGATTAACTTTTGCTTCGTTAATCGTTTCTGTGTTGTGCGCTCTTGCAGTGACATCCATGAGTTTGCGCTTGGTAGCGCCTTCCTCTTTGATCTGTGCCACTTGCATCCGATTGTTGATCTCAAGACCAGCGGCTTGCAATTGTTGTTGCAACTGCTCAATCATCTGCTGAGACTGAGCCAAACGCATCTGAACTTCAGGTGGAATGTCGGATTTCTCATCAATCTGAGCCAACGGGTTCATGGCAGCAAGGCGGTCTGCGATCACATCAGCGCCTGGGAAGTCCATGTTCCTGAACACCAAATCACCCGCAATGTTGAACAGTTCTGCGTTGCCTGTAAGCAACGGCATCATGCTTTCAACGGCTTGTTGGCGCTTGGTTTGGAAGCCAGGCCCTGTGTCCATCACCACATCGTATTCACCCACAGTCACATCGTTCAGCACTTCACCAATGGCATTAGCTTGGTTGATGGTGGTCATGTCGGGCTGACCATCTGAGCCGATGATTCGCATCACTCGCTCGGTGTCGTAAATCTTGGGAATCAAATCCAAGATGATTTTGCCCGTCTGACGAATAGAACGGGTCATGTTGTCGTAAAAGTGGAAGTTTGACAAATCAACTTGGTTCTGTTGACCCATCAATGCCTTGCCTGAGATGTTTCCGCTAGGTAGTTGGTTGGGGTCAAGAACGCCCAAAACCATCTGCAAGTCTGCGGAAATAGCGCCAGCCGCCTCCATGATGCCTGTTGGTGGTGGTTCAGGCTGAAGTCGTGTTGGTGCGGGTGCGGGTTGACCCTCAATGTCCTTTTGTTTGTAGCGCAGAACAGGGGTTGACTTGATGTTAGCCATTGCCCATTCGTTCTCATGCCCCTCGTCTTGACCTTCTGCCAACAGCCATTTGGCCTTTGGTGCAAGGGCAACGCTCTCGGTCATCGATGTGCGCCAGAAGTTGTACATCCGCTGTGGGTCTTTAGCAAACCTCACCAAGCCGTATTTCTTGCGCTTGTCATCAATAATCACTTGTGCGCCATAGCAAGGCACGACAGGGATGTATTTACCCGCCCATGTCTTTTCCTCAAGGATTTCCATTGCGGTGCATTTCATCCACTTCACTGCCTTGCGGAAGCTGTCTCGCTCATCAACCACAGTCAGCCCCGATGCCTCTACACGGGCAAAAAAGTTGTCTGAGTCGGCAAAACCTGATGTGCCATCACTGAGCAAATACAGTTTGGCTCTCTCACGCTCGATGTAAAAGTATTCAGCAACCCGAATGTCCTCTTTGGTGAGCCATGAGGCAGTGTCATCGCCTGTGGAACGCTGCTGAAAGTTTGCCCCGTCATCAGCGCCTGGGTAATTCTCCCTAAATATCTTTTTGTCCATCACTGTGGTAATCAGGCAACGCTCTGCGTCTGAGCCATCAGGGAGGATTGAATTGGGGTCGAAATAGACTGTAAAAGGGTTGTCGATGGTGTCAATGTAGATTTCCTGATCAAAGGAAGTCTCGCTCACATACTTTGTGTTGATGCGCCAATAACCCCATCCCATGCGAACTGCGTAATCAAACGCTGTGTCATAGGCCGTATCTGCGTTAGAGTTCACCTCGATGTGGCGGGTAATGCCCTCAATCACTTGGGCGATCTTGTAGTCTGCCAAGTTATTCACAGGATGAACTTTGATGCGGGGGCGTTGCATCCTTTGCTGATTGGTCACTTGACGAATGTATGCGTCAATTTTGTTGATTGTCAGACATGGGCGGGATTCAAGGTTGCGTGAGTTTTGAATCTCAACAGGCCATTGGTCGCCAGCGGCAAACTTCACATCCATCAACGCTTCTGCTCGGTTGGTGGAGTCGGCATCGTTGACCAAGCGCCAGAACTTGATCACCTCGTTAATCTTGTCGTTACTTCCTGATTCGTCTTGGTAAGCCATATTCAGCCCTTTATTGATGCCTAATTATCCCATCCATCCGCTTGCCATTGCAATCTGCGCTGACTTTTTGCGTTTAGGCGGCTCTTTAATCATAAGGGCAATGTAACGAAATGCGTCTGCCCCGTGTGAGTAGTGATCGTGTAGCGGGTTGCGGCTGAACTGCCCTGTCTCAGGGTCAACCTCATACCGATAGTGTCTGAGGCAAGCCAAGCCATCCGCTGTGTGTTCCCTGTCAAAGTAGCAATTAGGGAAGATTGTCCTTGCGGCATTGATTGAGTCTAGGATTGGCACTCTTGGCATGATCTCGGTCTTGTACCCTGCGGCTCTCACGATGTCATCAATTGACCGACCCGCTGCCGCCAAGGTCTTGTTCTCTGCGTCATGGGGAAGCCAAATCTTGTCGTACACATAACCATAAGTCTGCATGGTTGCCAAGTAATAACTGATGGTCTTTTGGCTGTCCTCAATGTAGCGGATTAGTCTGGTCTCCATGCCCACAAACTGCAAGAACCAAATGGCTGTGCTGTCTGACCATCCCAAGTCAAAGATTGCGTGAACTGGCTTGGTTGCGTCATAAGGAACACGGCAGATGCGCCCATCCTTCTCGGCTTGTTGCATCTCTTTGGCAAAGATCGCCCCATCCACAGTTTGTCGGCATAAGCCTTCCCAGACTTGGTTATAGGCTTCCTCATCCCTTGCTTTGAGGGCATCTTTCTCAAGTCTGAGAGTGTCGGGAAACCAAGGGTTGTCGTACCAATTCACCTTCATGGTGATGCAGTCTGCGGGTGGGTTTGCCACAAACCTTTGATAGGTTTCGTCTGTCTCCAACTCAGGGTTGAAGCTGATCCATATCTCAGAGCCTTCCTTTCGGATGGTCGGAATCAGGATGTTCCAACTTAGGCGGCTGGTGGTCTGCGCTTCCTCAACCCAACAGATGTCAACGCCCTCATAAGACTTGATGTTTGAGACATTGTTCTTTAGGCCAACAAAGCTGAATTCTGTGCCGTTTCTGCCCCTGATGCTTGTTTGGGTGATCTCATAAAAACTTAGGAGGCCAAGGCTTTCGATCTGGTCGCACAGTAACTTGTGAACCGAATCCTTAATGGATGTCTGAAACTCACGGGCGCACAGTATGCGGATTGGGTCTTTTGCGCCTTTGATCAGTAAGGCTCTAGCAATTCCCCAACTCTTTGCCCCACCCCTTCCACCATAAAGAACCTTGTAACGGCTCTTTTTGAACAGACCTTCCAACTTGACGGGAAACTCTGCCTTGGCAATGGCATCGGTTACATCGCTCATTCGGGCTTAATGAATGTGACTTGAATCCCACCCAAGAGGGGTGTTCCATCTGCGTTCTCAATTGTTGTAGCCTGAACCGCTTTGCCATCCACTCGGTCGATGATCTCTTTAATCGCCCAAGGCTCTCCCGCTTCGGCTTGGCTCACCAGTTGCTCGGCAATGCTTCTTAGGCGGTGAGGCTCTTGAACCAAGACAAGGCGCAACTTGTCATAGAACAGTCTGCTCTTTGCAGCGTTCTGGTTGCCAACTTGTCCACCTCTTTCAGCCATTCGATTCGATTCCTAAGTATTTGTAAAAATTGCGTTTTGTATAGTTTGCTTATTTATATCTTAATATCAAATCTTTAATCGGAACATCGTAAGATTTGTAAGGAAATAGTTTTCTTCTTTCTTCATCAGACAAGTTCAAACGCTTTTCTGTTGCTCTTGCTTCTGCTTCACCAGCTAGTTTTTGGTACAGATCAAATTTGGTTTGCTCGCTTCTGTATGCGGCAAGTGCTTTATCTTCAATCTCTCGGGCTTCCTTTTCTAATTGGAGTCCCTTTTGTCTTGCGCCAGGCTTAACGATCCTCAATGGATCAAGCGGGTCATTTGCGCTTGAAAGTCTAAATAGGTTCTGGGCTTCTTCTCTTTTTTGCTTGGCAAGTTTTTCAAGTATCAGCACCATTGAACTAGGGCTTCCACCACTGGCAAAGCCTTCTTTGGCTTGGACAGCGTGTTGCAATTCATGGGCATAAACTTCTTTTGGAACTGCCTCGCTTGATGGCACATGGATTGTTCCACCCTCACCCATCTTCCAATCAAAGTCTCTTTTAGGCGCTTCATAAGCCGCCATGCCTTCCATTTGTGAGGATGGCTTTACTTTGACACCTCTTGGCAGTTGCTCGTAAGAGGCTTGCAATTCTGGGTGCTTGATGACGATTGCGCCACCAGTGTTGCGATAGTCTTGAATCTGTAGATTCTTATCGCTGATTTCTTGTCGCCACTGTTTGTCAGGGCCTCTGAATGTGCCAGTTTTTTCCCAGATTTCCTCGGCACTTTTACCCGCTTTTTCTAATTCTAAGGCTTTGGTTGCCATGATCTTATTAAAAGATGCGGCATTTGGGCCAATAAACATTCCTACTGGATTGTAGGATTCAGCCATTTGTTTGGCTAATTGCTTGGTCTTTGGCCCATAACCAACGCCTTCCTCGGCTGCTTGATAAGTCAATTGATTTAATGCTCTTGCCCGATCATTGGCATTACCCAACATCTGCTGTAGGCTTGCGCTTGGGTTGCGAACAAAATCAGCCCCTTTCCGCTTTGCGGAGTCAATGGCGCTGTAAATGTCTGCTAGGGTTGGCATTACTTCTTAGACTTTTTGGGCTTTGGTGTGGGCTTTTTACCCGCATCCTTTTCGGCTTCACGCTTAACAGAATAGGCAATTGCCACCGCTTGTTTGGGTGGCTTGCCAGCTTCTATTTCTTCCTTGATATTGGCTTTAAGTGCCTTGGGGGTCATCGATGCTATTAGAGGCATTTTGTTCCTTTGACAGTTCAGCCAATATGTTGGTGAGTTCTTGCACCGCACCGCTGATCTGCATTAACACTGCCTCATGTTGACGGGCAGTGGTTTTCAGTTCCTCGATGCGGTTTGCTATTTTCTCAGCGTTCATCAGGTTGCAGAAATAGCGTTACGGGTGTCAACACGCAACCAGCTTGAACCATTTGAAAAGGCCATGATGGGCTGACCAGCAGCGCCATTGGACACATAAATCATTTGACCAGCGGGTGAGGCTGTTGGGACAGTAGCCACAGTGTAGGCTTGAAATTCAACCAAAGTAACCAATGGGTCAGCGTATGCCACGCCAGTTGCAATTGAGTTTGTCATGATGTTTCCTTTAACAGTTCCAGTTTTTGAGGGATGCCTTGGCCCGTTCCGCTGGGCCTTTGGCGTTTTTAACTACCCCCTCCATCCTAGCGCAAAATGATGCTTTGCGACCAGCATCGGCTTTTGTCTTTGGATTTGGGGCGGGTGGTTTCAAATTTGCGTTGTTCTTGGCAT